ATAGGTGATTTAGGGCCACATGGATACTGGTACGACGGTATTTATTATGGAAATTGCGTACAACGAAGTTACCTTGACTGTTGTTGTTATTGTCAAGACCCACTTCCAGCATGTTGTGGCGACAGTGATATTAATAATGGCAATATCGCAGTCATCGGTTAAAGGTTAAGTTACATAGTATTATAAATATAGAAAATGTTTAGTTTAAAGGAAACAAATATGTCCGCAAAAGAAATTATAAAAGCAATGCAAGATGATAACCTTATCGCTGCAAAAGACTTAATTACTCAGGCTTTATATCAAAAGGCTGGAGAAGCAATCAACTCCAAAAGGGAAGAGATTGAAGTTATAAAAACCGAAGCTAAAAAGGCACCAGTCACAAAGAAAGATGACGATGGTGAAGGAATGGATCCCGTAGGTCATGAAGATGACGATGTGGACAACGACGGAGATACAGATTCTTCAGACAAGTATTTGAAGAATAGAAGAAAGACCATCAAAAAGGCAATGAAAGAATCATATGGTGTGTTTTCTGATGTAACCCCAGAACAAAATGCTTTGTTAAATACTGTTATTGATAAAATTGAAGATGAGTCCGAGTCTTATGGACTAAGTGATGACATGACATATGACCACGCTAAAAGCACTTTTGCCACCGTAAAAGATTTTAATTCCATCGAACGATGGGCAGACGACTACCTAACAGGAGAATGATATGTTTCTGATTACAGAACACACAGACGAAATTGAATTTCTTAAAGAAGAAAAGAAAGATGGAACA